GACTGCTAATGTTTGCACGGCGCGTTTACCGCCTACGCTGGTGACTGTGTAGCGTACTTCTTCGCCTTTGTCTTCACCGTCAATACATTTAAGTGAAAAACCTACTTGTGTTTCCCAGCCGCGTTTAGCGGCAGCAGGCGCAGGCTCAACTTGTGGCAATGGCTCAGTCACGCTAACCATTTTCTCACCTAACACTTCACCTTCACCCCATGCAATAAAGCCATGAGTAAAGCTGAACGGATTAACTGCCCAAATGCTGTCATTGTCTACTTCGGTTTCTGACGCGCCATACACCCAGTGACCGGTTCTGTCCATTTTAAGGATAGTCACGCCGCCAGCCGTGCTGGTGTCAGTTTGAATGTTGCGAAGTGCGCTGCTGATTGAATTTACTGCTGGAAGGTTGGCGTTGCCAAATACGGTTAATGATGTCATTTTAATTTACCTTTAAAGTTTATTGAGGGCATTTGTTAATTGTTGCCCGATTAGTAAGACAGTAGGGCGGGGGTCACTTTCGTGCGCCATCGTACTGCCAGAAGATACTACTGCGACAACATCCGTTGGCATAGGCAGTTTCAGAGCCTTTAATTTCTTCTCTGCCTGTGCCGGTGAAACCAGTTTGGAGTCATAAATGTCATCATTTGTTAGACCAAGCGCCAAAAGCGATTCTACTGCTTCTGATTCATTAGTCCATTTTCTTGTCCCACGTTTTGCAACCAGTTTGTAGTTAGGGACAGGTTTCCCCGCTTCGAGCATTTGAAACGCAAGCGCTCTCAAATCGGTAATCCATTGTTCCAGAATCTCAGCCTGTTGTAAATAGTTTGCAATAGAATCTGCATCAATATTATCTAGCGACGCCTGCAACGCTCTATCTACCTCGCCTGTCATTAAAGGACAAGTTGGTTTAGCTGCGCACCACTTGCAGTGTTTGCCGCTGGCTAATGGCGCGTCAGGTGCAGCAGATAAATCAATAGCCTTCTTAAGTGTAGATTCAAACTCTCTAATGCGTTTAAAGGTGGTTTTCCAGCGCTTAACGGACGGGGGCTGAACAATCACAAGTTCAATAGACGCCGCGCCATCAAACACCCATTCTAGCCCTTTTGTGCGCATAGCGGCGGCGGCGTAGAACATGAGCTGTTCGTTCTCTTCTACTTCTACGCTAACGCCACTGCCAAACTTCCAATCTAATATGACGGCTCTATCACCCAATCTGCCAATAAGGTCAACGCTACCAAACACGTCAGGCAGAAAGTCACCATAGCTAACATTGGCTTCAACGGTAAACTCCATTGACTTAGTAGGGTCAATTTCATCAAGCGCCGCTAACGCCGGTTCAATCTTTTCCTTTGCTAGCTCAGTTGTCATATCAATACCTGCATAAGACAAGCTGTAAATGTTGAAGTTATCCTCAGTGAGTAACTTTTCCATCGCAAGGTGGCAAAGCGTACCTTCATCGGCAAACGATGACGACGGCTTAGGCGGCATTTGTTGCACTAGCTTTACGCTGGCGGGGCAGGCAATAACACGTTTGGCGGTGCTACCGCCAGCAATACTTGAATGACTCATTTTTTATCCTCTTTTACTTTTAATGTGTGTAATTCGCCAATTCGACTGGCGTTAAGCAACCACAACAGTTGGCGCAAATAGCCTTGCTGTTGTTTTATATATTGTTCTGCGGTCATATCTTTTTTCTCTAATTGTTCTATGGTCATAACTCATCCTTATCAATAATTTCCTCAAAAGAATTAAAAAAATCATCCTTAGTTCTAACAAAAATTTCACGAAGTTTATTTTCATTAAAATAAGCAATGCCATCAACCCAGTTATCGCCAATTTTTACATGACACGTAGTTTCAAGTAAGTAAAAGTAAACATCGCCCGTTTTTTTGTTCTTGCATTGAATATTCATAACTCCACCTCCCCAGAATTCAACATATCGCAAGCCTTTTGCGCTAAATCATAACTTGTAAAATAAGGTGTTTGCACTCTACAATAAGTATCTATACCAATTCTCCATTTAGGGCTATCACCGTTCCAATGATATAAATAGTGTTTGTCTTCCCCATTTTCCCAATTCATCACATCCACATCATCACCACACAACTCATCACGCAATGCTAACAGACGATTAAATTTGCGCATTTCAACTGCTGCGCGTTTGGCTTGTTCTTCTGTTTGGCGTTCTGTGCCAAATTCTCTGCAACCTTCATTTCTTGTGGTATAACAAAAAGTTTTACCGTTTACGCTAACATACCAATCCCCACCTTTAGGCTGCCACTTTCTGACTCCTAGCGTACTAGCTCCCCCGCATTGAGTAAGTTTTTCTAGTTCAGTGACTCTGTATTCCAAATTCTTAATCATTATTTCGTATTCGAACATTTTAGTTTCCTTTAGTTTAGTGAGATTGCAGTATATCAAAAAAAGTTTGCAAAGAAAAGTTTGCAATGATAAACTTTAGCCATGTTAGAAAAAGACGTCGAAAAATATTTAGTAAAAGTCGTCAAAGAGCTTGGCGGCAAATCGTATAAGTTCACCTCCCCTGCTTGTCGGGGAGTGGCAGATAGAATCGTGTGTCTACCAAATGGGGCTACATGGTTTATTGAGCTTAAAACCGCAGGTGGCAGTCTGTCAGCACTGCAAAAAGTCTTTGCATCAGATATGAGCAAACTTAATCAAAAGTACGCTTGTTTATGGAGCAAAGAAGACATTAATAGTTGGAGAGAGAACAATGATTGAATTTTTACAATACCTTGATGAAAGCAATTTAGCGTACCTTATTATGCTGTTTTGTTTCTTGCTAATGGCGCGTTTGCACCTTAATGCGCTAACTGAAATTGCACGTCTTCGCAAAATCATGAAGCAGGTGATGAGATGAAAGATAAACTTCCACACTACCAAGACGGGCTGCGTCAAAACTTACCAAAAAACTTAAACGGTATTACTCATGTATTAGGTGGCGACAACGGCTCAAAAGAACCAAATCCTGTAATGATTGCATATAACGCATACCAAGAACGTGAACGCCAAGACTGGGCAAGACTTTTAGGAGGGTTTTAAAATGAGCGCAACTTTACTACTTACTTTGAGCTTCCTTACTGTCGATACTAATATCGACAAGAAAGGGCGCGTCACGACGCATGAAACGATTGCGTACACAACGACGGCTATACCCTACGAGTCTATGCGGGCGTGTACTAACGCTCGTGAAGAATGGAGCCTTGCTGTTGGAGCTTACCAAATGAGTAAACGCCCTACGCGCATCATAATGGCGGTGTGCAATGACAACGCAATGGGGTCAATACAATGAGTTTATTAACTAAAATTCAAACTGTGCAATTTGAACCAGATTGGAGTAAAGCACCGGATAGCGCTGTTTCCGCTGTTGCACATTTGGCATGGATAGATGAAGATGGATATTTGTTGCCAGGATATGAAATAACAACATTTGAAAGACCTGTACCAGTCATATCTCCACACCCCCACGCGGCTATCATGGCTAAATATGCTGAGGTAGCAACCAGACGGGGTGACCCTTGGGTTGAGTTTGAATATAAACATAAAGCCAATAAAAATTGGCTATCTTTCATTTCGTATCCAAATTTTAATGTTGATTATAATTACCGCTACATTGGAGACGCAAAGTGACAGAGATAACTTTAAAAGCCTACTGCGCGGCGCATAAAGTTAGCCGCACCAGTATGGACTATCACATCGTTAAGATGGGAGTATATCCTGCCGGCAGTATAAGATTATCCGAAGCAGGCGCACCTTCATTCTTGTGGCGCGTTAAAGATTTAGACAAAGCCAGACTTAGACTTGGCATTAGAGGGAATGGAAAATGAATAAAGAACAAGCACTGCGCATACATAAACTGCTTTCTATATTTGAAGCGTTAGGGTTGATGAGCGATAAATGTATTCCTGACTATTTGTTTGATGAAACGTCAGAAATGAAAAGATATTTAGAAGATATTATTTTGGATGAAACAAAATGAAAAACGACCTTATATATATCGCCATTGGCGCGTTTTTGATTGGTGTTATTGCATCAACGTTGACAATATACGCCACGCACAGACATTATTACGAAATCACCAAGACAACCATTGGTGAGTTTATCATTCACGACGGGCACATCTACTCAGTATATGAGATGGAAAGAAATGTTCGTGGGGAGATGGTAGCAAAATGACTAAAGACGAACTTTATAAACGCCTGACAATGGCGCAGAAAAACAAAAAGGAATTGAAGAAAATTAAACTTCAACTACTCAAAGAAATCGAGCAGTTGAAGTTAATGCTGAGAGCATTGGAGGAAGGGTAATGGAAATAGATGATGTTGCAGCGCTTATGTTTTACATTGGTGTACTATTTTTAACGGGGTTATGGCTATGTCATTAGTTAAACCTGTATCTCCAGTATCACCTGCGCCAACGGCAACAGACTGTAAGCATGACCATTGGCGCGTATATAATAGCCTTGGCTACCGCGAGTGTGACCGGTGCAAAGAACAAAGACCCATTTTTAACGATATACGGCATCAAAGATGAACATTTCACAGATTTTTATTGGCTTGTCACCATTTTTAAAAGACAGATTTACAAGCGAGGTATTTACGCTTGGGCTTATTAACGAGCTAAACGAGCAACGCTTTCGTGCTAGATGCAGACGATTGATACGTCAGCACAACGGCGAAACGCGCAAGCTGTACAAAGCGCTAAACAACTTAACAATGAATGACAGATTGCGGTTTTTTGATGTGGTGAGCGGACATGAATGATAAAGATTTAGAAATAATAAGAGCCGCAGTAAAGTATAACAGTATGACCGGACACTTTTACAAAGGCGGAGCGACTACGCCTGCTGCGCTTAATTGGAAGAACAAAAACGCGACGATTAACGTTAAAAAGAGCGGTCTGCACACTAACTTTTTAGCGTGGAAAGTTGCGGTGTTTTTAGCCTACGGTTGGTACCCAGCGCATACTGACGCGGTAGAGTATTTAGATGACAATCCAACTAATCTGCGCATCAGCAATATTAGAGTCATTAAAGCGTCTGAAGACGAAATGACCATGATTGACTTCTGTGACGAAAACGATTTGCGCTACCCCAGCGTGTCGGCGCTTATGCGCGGAGAACCGTTTACCCGCCGAGTAGAGAACGGGTATTCAAGAGCGTATTTTAGCAAGAGCTTACTGGAAGCCAATTGCGCTAAACTTCTAGCTAAGAAAATTCGCGATGAAGAAATTAGAGAAAAACCTAAGAAACGACCAATGGGCAGACGCCGAAATGAACACTTTATGGAATTTTTGAGAACGCACACTATCGTGCCTAAAGGTTGGGAGATGACACTATGCTAAAAGGCGACTCAGTACACGCAGGCGACCCTGTAGACGCGCCAGCGCACTATCAAGGTAACAAAATGCAGTGCATCGACGCAATGGAGGCTATGCTAAGTGTTGATGAATTCAGAGGGTATTTGCGCGGTAATGTTTTTAAGTACCAATGGCGTTTTAGAGATAAAGGTGGGCTTGAAGACTTGCGCAAAGCACGGTGGTATTTAGACAGACTAATCAAATTGGAGAATTTCTAATGTACGCATTTAAAGGTTACCCAGTAGACCAAGACCCAACTATCAAAGCGCTACGCGGCGAGGATATGGAAAACTACATGAATTTGCTCAAATGGCTAGATACCGTGCCGTTTATCCCCTTTAAGGTAAGCGACATTGTGCTGCCTTGGCGGGATAGATGAAACCAAAGCTCAAAACGATGAAGGGGGTGTGGATATGCTACACCCCTTGCTGCTCCATTCCGATGATGGCAGACCACCCCAAAACGGCGTATTTAAGATGGAAATTTATTAATGCTAAGACCCAATCAGATAGAGGCTGTTGCCTTTTTGAGCCAAATAGACAAAGGAATGATTCTTGCCCCAGTAGGGGCAGGCAAAACAGCGATAACACTGACAGCAATGAAGGAGGCGCTCGACACGGGCAGAGTACGTCGATTCTTAGTGATAGCGCCAAAGCGTGTCTGCACGGATGTGTGGACGATAGAGCCAGCGAAGTGGGCGCCAAGTCTGACCGTATCTATCGCCGTTGGCTCGCTAAATCAGCGTTTAGCGGCATTTGACGCGCCTACGCAGGTGGTTGTGACTAATTACGATACCCTTCAAACGCTACCGCCATTGCCTGACTTTGATGGCGTGGTGTTTGACGAGTTAACTGTTTTGAAGAACCCGTCAGGCAAACGCTTTAAAGCGCTGTTTGCGCGTATCAAAGACTTCAAGATTAAATGGGGGCTTACCGGCTCGTTTACTAGCAACGGGCTTGAGGACGTGTTTGGGCAATGCAAGATAGTGGACGCATCGCTACTTGGTAAATCCAAAACCGCCTTTCTTCAAACGTATTTTGTGCTACTCAATAAAGACTTTGGTGAATGGGTTGCCAAGTCCACATCACTGCGTGACGTCATGGCGGAAATTAAACCCGCAACGTACCTTATCGACACGCAAGAGTACATGGACACTTTGCCCCCGCTTAACGTTGTGCCAGTTAAATGCGCAATGGATATGAAGCAATACGGTGAGATGAAGAAAGACTTTGTAGTGTACTACGAAGAAAAAGAAATCATTGCGGTTAACGCCGCTGTGGTGGTGAATAAACTACAGCAAATGGCTAGTGGGTTTTCTTACATTGAAGGGCACCCTACCACATGGTTCTCGCGCCACAAGTTTGACCGTCTTGATGAAATACTGGCAGAAAACCAACACGCCAATACGATTATCGTGTACAACTTTCAGGCAGAGCTTGAAGAACTTAAACGCCGGTACCCAAACGCACGGACAATCGACCAGCAGGGCGTCATCTCGTCGTGGAACGCAGGGCGAGTGGAATTATTGCTTGTTCACCCTAAATCAGCAGGGCATGGGCTAAATCTTCAATTTGGTGGCAGTAAAATGGTCTTCCTGTCGCTTCCTTGGTCACTTGATAGATATGAGCAGACCATTGGACGGTTGCACCGTAGTGGACAAAAGAGTGCCGTATATTGCTATGTACTGCTAACAGACAAAACCGTAGACGAGCGCATATTCGCAAGTCTGCATGACAAACGCGCAATCTCAGATATTGCCTTAGAGGAATTAAAATGAACAACTTAACATGGCGCGACATCTTCTTTAATTTGAACAATTACACAGAAGGTGAATTACAGGTGATGATTGAATCAGAGCGTCACGGCAAACGTAGACGCTCTATCTTGGTGCGGTTGCATCAGCGCTACTGCATACTTCGCGCTAATCGTGAACGTGACGAATTACTCGCTTAAAAACAATTCTGCTTCCGCATTTCTGCGTCGAGTAAGTCCAGCTAATACTTTACCGCCGGCCTTGTTCCACCGCAGAAATTGCTCTGCTATTTCAGTTTTAGGTTCTTTTGCTTTTAGCATCTTAACAAGCGTTGACGAAACTAAATTTCCACTGCCAATGTTATAGCAGAGGCAAACAAGCGCATCGTATTCATTCTGAGTAAGTGGCTCGCCAATAGCGTTGACCGTATGCTCATACGGCGCTAGCGTCTGCGCTAATAAATGCAATGCCGCTGCTTCTCCCGGCAGTGCCTGACTAGCTTTCACGGGTGTTCCGTCCGCATAGCGTGTTGAGCCTATGCCAATTGTCCAAACACCCGCAGGGCATTTATAGCTTTGCAGTTTACAGCCTTCAAATTCTTTAATCAGGGCTAACCCTTTCTCACCTATCTTCATTTCTTTCCCCGTAGCGATAAAATAGTTGTTAGCTTTTGTGTCAGCCGAATCATGTCGTTGTCTAGCACCCGCACTTGGTCGATTAGCTCAATTAGCGCGTCTGTGGCTTCTTGCAGAATAGGCTTTACGACGGTGGTCGCCCAGAGCCAGACAAAGTAGACAATATAGCCCATACCGCCAGCAGCGATAATTGGGAATCCATACTGGTTAATATATTTAGCGATAGCATCGGCGTCCATTAGTCTTTTCGCTCCACTGATGGGGGCTTGGGTTTTTCTTGCGGTATCTCAAGCGCCGTTGACGCTAATTCATCAATTCTAACGATGTCATGCGACATGGCTGTAACACGTTTATCTAGCTGCTTGATAATGCCAATTAGACTTTTAATCTTTTCAAGCACACTATCAAGCAGGAATTTCTGCGTCAGGTAGACGAAATACATTCCGCCAGTTGCCGCCGCAATAGGAAACCCTACGTCCGAGGCAAATTGCAGGAATTCCATTATTTACTCGTCCACCAAGCAATGAAAGAGAACAACGCGCCAACCGTAAAGACAATACCGCCGATAAAGCCTTTGTAGCGCGTCTGCTCGGTTTTCATCTCGTCAAGCGCGGCTATGATAGCGTCTAGCTTTCTCCCTCTGTCTTCAAACACTTCTTCTAGCGCATCAATGCGCTGTTCTACTTTAGCTAAACGGCAGGCTTCGTCGGGCATCTCGACCTCACTTCAAGAATCTAAGTTTATAAAGCACGGTGAAATAAGTTTCCATTACTCCATCGATTAGGTTTTGAATTGGCGTGTCATCTTTACCGCAGACTTTATACCGGTTTTCGTCAATCCATGTCACTTGTTTCTTTAAGAAGTCTTCAATATTATCGACATTTTTACTGCCAATAATTTCCAAGTCTTTTAGCAGTTGATAACTGCCTTGATACGCCTCTGTAATGCCATCCGCTTGCTCGATAATCTCCTGATAGAAGTCATTAAGCGCCATGTGCGCGGCAAAGCTACGCGTCCGCAAATGCTCACGGTGCGCGACATCCCGTGCAAGGAATAATAAAGAGATAAAATGCTCCATTATAATTGTGCCCGTAAAGCCGTTATTGCCGCGTCTTGTTGTGCAAGCCAACCATTATCCACATTTAAAATAGCTTCGCGCTGTCTACGCGGTGTAATTGTTGCTTCTATCGCAGCTATTTCTGCTTTAATCAATATTTTAGGCTGCTCGTTTTCATAAGTGGCACCTTGCCTAGCCCATTCTATTTCTTCTTCTTCCGTGAAAGGGATATTGCCTTCTGATGTTGCATGATAATTTGTCATTTTATAACCCTATGAGTTTTTAATTCCGTAAAGGCGAAATGTACCAGTTGTTATTGTCCCGGAGGCGGGATAAAATCTAATCCCAGTCAACGCGTTGGTATCGTTTAAATGAGTGCCTGCACCTGATATAGCTCTGGATTGCCCAGCGGTTGCACCTGCAACGCCCTGCCAATTTATGTGTTTTTGCTTAGTTGCTACAGACGGGTTGCTAACATACATTTGCAAAGATGCACTTTTACCCCCTGAATTGCTTATTTCATCAAATATACGCCAATAGCTTAAAGTATTTAAAGCAATTCCTAACCCCGAATATGCTGAATTGCTTGAGCTGTTTAAAGTTAAATGAAATGCAAAGTTAGCCGCTGTGCTATCGTAAGCACCCGCAACTTTTGGACGACATCTTAACTCACCCCCATCTGTAGACGTCACAATGTTTGTCGCGACAATTACATATACGTCATAAGTAGAGTCAAAAGTAGTTTCAATATCAACTGTTGCACTTGCACTTGCTGTTACTGTTGATAAATACGTCCATGAGCCGCCACCAGACGGAGTTTGCCATGTGGCAGTAGTCGAACTTGTGGCTACTAACGACTGCCCAGTAGTGGGCGCCGTTGCCGCGCTGACAGATACAATTGTTGATGCTGATTTTAAGCCATAGCCCACTGCATTTGTACAAGATGAAAGGTTACCACTAGAAGGCGTGCCAAGCACGGGAGTTACAAGAGTGGGGGAGGTAGCAAAAACTGCAGCACCACTTCCAGTTTCATCCGTTAACGCAGTCGCTAAGTTAGCACTTGAAGGTGTTGCAAGAAACGTCGCTACGTTTGTACCTAATGAAGCAGAAAGCACTACTTGCTCATAGCGCACACTGTCCCCCGCAGACGTGCCAGCGGCAAGACCTGTGAGTTTCTTAGCGTTCATTGGCAAGTTAGCTGACGGCGTAGACTGACCGTCACGAGTGATGCAGTTTGTCAGCGCTGTTGCAATGTCACTGTTGGTCGTATTTGTCGTTGATGATGAAATCGTTGTGCCGGTGACAACGGGGTTGCCAGCAGGCAGATTGTATGTTCCTGAGCCGTTAAAAGCCATTATTTTTCTCCTGTTATTGAGGTGACTGCGCCAGCAGCAGTGCGTGGTAGAATTCTACCATACTCTAACACCGCAGAGGGAATTGCATACTCGTCTGCTTTTTGAGCGCGTTCTAATGCGTTAGCAAAAGCTTCTGAAGATATTAGCTCCTTAGATAGCTTATCGGCAAGTTTAGTGTCGGCTGATTTTAATAAAGAAGTGTGTATCCATTTAACCAGCGAAGCACCTTCAGTCAATGAAAACGGTAAAGAAGGCGTTGCTTTGGTCGCCATTTTAAGCGTCCCTTCGTTTGCTTTGCGTCCGCCGCTAGCAAGCTCTGCAAACTTTTTCTGGTCGGTAAGTGTAGCAAGTATATTCTCTACCGCGCGTTTTACTTGCGGTTTATCTGCCGTTAAATTATCAAGCGCTTGGGCAGTGTCGTAAGGATGCGATGGCGCTTCTTTTTTAATGCTTTCAATCATTGACTGAATATGCGCCGTTTCTTTAAAGTCCGCTAATTTAGCTGCGCCTTCTTCTTTACCGTAAGTAGATTTTAAAAGTGTTGCAATACGCGGATTTTCTAGCGCCGTATTTACTTTAGCACCTGCTTTATCTACGCCTGTTGTAATAGGCTCAAACGCATTGCTAATGACTTGCTTTGCCAATTCAGGTTTAGCTTCAGGCGTCATTTTGTGCAGTATGCGCCCCATTACGCGAGCGTCAGCGTTAACAGCTACTTTAGCTAAATTCTCTGCGTCAGATACCCCGCTTAGGTCTTTAGCTGATTTGCTAATGATGCGCTGCTGATTAGCAACCGATTCATCTACCACTTTAGGAATTGCTTTAACTTGCGCGTCAAGCGCGGCTTGTTTAGCTTCAACGTCGCCAAAATAGCGAACAAAATTGCTTAGCCGGTCTTTAAGAAACAAGCTAGCAGGCGCAGAATCTAAAGTATCTAGCGCTTCACTGTGTTTTTCTATAAAGTCTGCGCCTGCTTGACTGCCTTTCTTTAGTGCGTTTTTAAACTTACCTTCGATACCTTCTTCAATAGTTTGCATGGCTTTAAGGTCACTGCCAAAAGCGTTAACAAAATCTATCGCGTGGTCAGGGTGGAGTGCTTTTTCGGTTACTTCTGACGGGCTTAAGCTAGGGCGAGAAAGCGTATTTTCTACGGTAAGTTTCTTAGCCATGCCTTCCATATATGGCGCGGCAACAGACTCTCTAAATAGCTTATTTGCACCAGTAAAAGTTTCACCTGCACTTTCAGGTACGCCTTGCGCTATGGTTTGGTTAATTCCCGCTTCTAGCTTTTCTAAATTACTTTTCGTTAAGTTTGCGCGTGAATCAGTTGATTTGTTTATATCTCTAAGGTCGGCTAGTATGGCAGACCGCAAATCATGCGCGTCTTTTAATGTTCCTTCAAACGGCAAATCGCCTGCCTTAGGGTTAAGCGGTTTACCATTAGCGCCTAGAATTTCAGGTACGTCGTTTTCCTTACCTTTAAGCGCTTTTAAAATTTCGTGAACCTTAGGGGCAACATTACGGTCAATTTCCGTAGAGAGGCTATTTTTAATGTCGCCAGCAGCAGTTAATAAAGGTTCAAAACTAAACCTTTCTGGCGCTTGCCCATACGCAGCGGTGTATTGTTTGCTTGGCTCTACGCGAGCCGCTTTTTCTAATTCTACTTTCTTGCCCGCAAGAGCTAGCCCAACGTCACGTTGAGCAGGTTGCGCTACCGCGCTAATTACACCTCGTTTAGCTTCTTCAAGCCCCACCTGTTGTGTTTCGGCTTGACGCAACAAATCGGCTGTACGCGCCGCTTTAGTATTTTCAAGGCCGCCTTTTTGTGCAATTAGCGCATCACGCACGTTTTGATATGGCGCGTTAGCGCTTACATTACTAACAGGCAATTCACCTTGATAGAGTTCATTAAGCGAGCTTTGCGCTTGATTAACTTTAGAGGCCATTGCTTCCGCTTCTGCGCCGCGTTTAACGCCCCACTCTTGCGGAAACTGCTCTTCTGAAGTTCTAATTGACCCGGCTAATTCAGGCGAATTCATCTTAACGGCTAATTGCTCAGGCGTGACGCCTTTATTTCTTAGCCGGTCAATCATAGCGGGAATATTCTCGTCACTGCCTGCAATATCGCGCATCTTTCTGTTGACCATAGCTTCTCTGCCACGCTCAAACACAGGCTCGACAATTTTATACCCTAGCTTAGCCGCAGGATTTATAATTGACGTTGCCGCGCTTACACCCCCGCCTACGACACCGCCAGTAAGTCCGCCATCGTCTTCAGGCGCTATTAATTGCCCTGTAAGCCCGCCCACGCCAGCGCCTGCAACTGTTTTAGTAAGCAAATTCTTAGCAAAGCCTTTTTCGCCGCCGGTGCTTAACCCGCCCGATTTTAACGCTTCTACGATTCGTGAAGGCGCTTTTGCCATCTTTGCCGCGCCGCCTAATACGCCGCCAATAGGAAGGGTAGCGGCTATTTCACCGCCTACTTGCCCCGCGCCATACGCGCCGCTTTCAGGTTTAACACCTAAATCAGCCAACTTTTGCTGAACCGCTGCTTTGTACTCCGTTGCTTTATCAGAGGGGACTGCTTGAACTAAATTAGCCGCGTTAATAGCCGTATTTGCTACCCCACCTGCAACGCCTCCAGCTAAATTTTGAGCTTCTTGCGTATATGTGTCTATAGGGTGTTCCATAAACCGTTTGAGCATTGACGGCGTTTCCTGCGTTTGAGCGCCGCTTAAATGCAATAGCCCTTCGTCGCTTACCTTAGTTAAATCGTTACTAGATAACGCCATTAAATCGCTATCAGATAATTTGCTTAAATCGGTCATTTTACAAGCCCTCGTCTGCGCATTTCAGCCATAAGGTCGGTTTGTGGAGGTATGCCCACAGGCGCTTGCTGTTGTACAGGCTGTTGTACAGGCTGTTGTACAGGCTGTTGTACAGGCTGTTGTACAGGCTGTTGTACAGGCTGTTGTACAGGCTGTTGAGGATTAGCAAGTCGCTTGCTAATATCTGCGGTGCCTGTTTTAAAACTTTCAATTCGGTTGTCAGATTCTTGTCGTAAAGTTTGCAAGCCCCTGTTAAATGCTTCTGGGCTGTCGGCAGTGCTTAACATTTCTCGAGCGTGTTTAGCGGCAGCCACAGACACCGCAGAAGACCCAGTGCTACCAGACATAATTTTAGCGTATTCATTAACAACTGTTTCAGTAACGTTTTTAAACGCTTTTAACTCAGGGTCTTGAACGCCGCTTGATTGCCATGATTGAATGAGCTGGTTAACCATTGGCGATTTAGTTCGTGCAATTTTGTCGCTAAAATCAAGTGCCATTTGCGCGTTTTTATCAAATGTGTCACTAAAGTTTTTAACAGCCTCAAATTGTTTAGTTTGCGCTCCTAATGCGCTAGTGTTTGCTTTAGCAGTAGCCGCCGAACTTGTAGTAGCCGCTGCGTCAGCGCCCCCTGCACCTTTCCACGCCAAGTATGCGTCTTTAGATGCCTTTGATAACCTTGGTATGCGACCTTGTTGTTCGTCAGCTAATGCTCCTTTAAACATATCTATTTGATTAACGGGAGTACCCAATGCGCCGCCCCCGGCGCCATAGGGTTTAATCTCCCCTGTACGGTGGTCAATAACGCCTACGCTTCCATCAGGTAAATTGACCGGTGAATATGAAGGTGTACCGCCGCTATTTGGGGATGGAATCATGCGAATATCAATTCGATTTTGACGGTTTAAATCGCCTTGCTCGCCTTGAAAACCAATATTTTTATCTTGCCGAGTATTTTTACCCTGTTCAGTTTGCGAAAGCATCCATCGTCTAAGGTCTGCGGCGTCTTGAGCGGCTAGCTTCCGTGCCTCTCTATTAGCTTGATTGTTGCCTATAGTCTGCGCCATAGCGCCAATTTCAGGGTTAATAACAGACATTGCTAATGATTGACGGTCTAAGTCTTCAGACGACACGTTTTTAGCTACATTTTGAGCCATAGGCTGTGCAGGAACTGATTGAGGTTGCTCACCCCCTGTAACAAAAGCAGACGTTTTATCCCACCAAGATGGTTTTTGTTCTGGTGTTCCTGCTTGCAACGCCATTTCCGGCGGTGCTTCCATTCCCATAGAATTTAACCCTCTAATGGTTGCGGCGGTTTTTTCGCGTTCTGCCTTATCCAATTCTTCTTGCGCTTTACCTTCTTTATATCCGCCTATAATGTTTTTCACCGCACCTAGGATAGCGCCGCCAGTATTAGGGACGTACCAACCGCTGACCATTTGACCTGCGGCTACGTTATCGCCTTGTTCTTGTAGCTTGCGAGCTAAAGCAATTCGTTCTTTAGCGCCGAGTACCTTTTCATCGTATAAACTAGCCACTTGCGCCTCCAAATAGTCCGTTCCATTTGTTTTGCAAACCTTTCATAAAGTCGCCTTGGTCGGGTGTCTTAGCTTGCTGTGCAGCAAAATCAACGTCAAACTTGCCAAACTCGTCAGCATACTGCTGCGCGTCGCTTTTGCCAGCTTCTTTAATCGCCTGATACCCTTTGCCAAGCGCTTCCGCGTTTTGCATTATTGATTGCGCTGATGGCGCGGCATTACCTCGCGGATATTGCGGTTGATTTCTAAGCGCCGCTACCAGCGCTGCGTGTTGTTCTTCACCTAGCATCATTACATTAACCCCAGCATTTCATAATTAACCATTTTAAACCCACTTGGGTGCATAACGATAGCTTCTGGCATGACTTGCTCCACTTCGTCGGCCATAACACCTGAGAACGGTTGCCCCCACAAGTAATCCCATGTGTAAAGCCCAATGCCAAGAATGTGTGTGCCAATACGTTTAATGTTCTTTTTAAGCCTTCTATCAGACGCAATTGCTGCGCCGCCAAGCGCACCGCCAGCTCCAATTAATGAGCTAGTTAATTGTGAGCTTGCCGCCATTTTCGCATTATAGAGTCCTTGGTCGTACTGTCCTTTAGCAGTAGCCGCACCAAGAAAATCTGGCCCTGACCAATTTGCTAACTGTCCGGGTTGCGACACGCCAACAGCAGGTAAATTAGCCGTGTTTAATTGAGCACCTGTTCGTACCGCTTGCAAGATATTAAGCGGATTTTGTTGAATCGCTTGGTTTTGCGCTAGCTGTTGGTTGCTGGCTTGGTTGCTTAACTGCGCTGATTGCAATGCTTGATTGTATTGCGATTCAAGCGCTTGATTGTTTAACGCTGCGTTAGCTTGGTTTGCGGCTAACTGTTGTTGCTGATTAGTTAAATCCATACCAAAGTTTTGCGCGGTTGCGGCATTTTGTAGCTGGGCCGCGGACAAGTTGTTATTAAAATACTGTTGCCCTGCCGCGTTAGTAAACTGCGCGTTGTTAAGGTTTTGGTTGTATTGTTGGTTTTGCGCGGCAAGCGCGGTATTAGTGTTATTAGCATTTTGACCGTATTGCTGTGCTTGGGCGGCAAGTGCAGTAGCAGTGTTATTAGCATTCTGACCGTATTGCTGTGCTTGAGCGGCAAGTGCGGTATCAGTAACTTTTGCATTTTGGGTAAAGTTTTGCCCTTGCGCTAGCAGGCCAAGTTCGGAAGCTTTTGCGTTTTGCGCAAATTGCTGCTGCTGCGCTGCGTTAGTGACCGCTGTGTTATTAGCGTTTTGTCCATATTGTTGTGCTTGTGCGGTATTTCCAAACGCTGCCGTATTAGCGTTTTGCCCGTACTGTTGTGCTTGAGCGGCATTAGTAAGGTCTGCAAGCCCCATTTGCTGGCCGTATTGCTGCTGCTGCGCAGTATTTGCAAATTGTGCGTTAGCCATTGCATTAGCATTGTTT